GTTGCGGCTACTACTGATGCTTTTGTATCTAAACCTTGCGCAACGCTATCTACATAACCTTTATTAGCGGCATCTGTATCTGCACTTGGTGTTCCTACGGAAGTTAATTTATAACCTGCCATTGATAAATCGGTAGATGGTGTAAATGCGTGTGTGTGGTCCTCTTTAGATGGAACAGATGCAGAACCTGCACTACCACTTGCGCCACTAATGGCATTTGGTGTAGATGTTCCTAATGATGGTGTTCCGTGTGTATGGTCAGCACGAGCATATGTAGTTGCACTTCCATTACCACTACTTGCGCCATATGAAGTTTGTGCAGTTACAGAACCAAACGCATTTGTTTGTGTCCATGTAGAACCATCTGAGTAATAAAATAAATAAGTATCTGTTGCGTAGTAGATTGTTCCTGCATCTACTGAACCTGCGGCTGGTCGGCTTGCTAATACACCTGATTGAACGGCATTTCCAGCAACTTCCCAACGAGTGCCATTATAAATATAAAGTTGATTATCAACTGTGTTGTAATAAATTTGTCCAGCAGTAGGAGATGCTGGCGCAGTAGCAAGATTTTGAATTACGGCATTTTGTAATTCGTTCTTGCTTAAATCAATACTAACTAAAAATTTACGAGCCATTTATTTCTCCTATACTACATATGCGGTGCCTGTAAAAGCACCTGTAAATGTTATCACCATTTGGTTCACACTTGGATAAGTTATTGCACCTTCACATTGAGTTCCAGCGCTATCTAATACTACTGCAACTGGATTAAAACCTAAATTATGGTTAATAGTCCATGTCGCACTTGAAACTGATTGTGTATGCGTATATGCAATATCCGAAGGCGTAAAAGCACCTGCAGGACCTTGCGGACCAGGGGCAGAAACTGTAACTGCATTAACTATGGGCGTTACAATAATTGTATCGGTCATCTTGTTACCTCTGGAGTTACCACGGCTTGTCCTTGCACTAATCTAGTTACAATAGTTGCTGGTGAAGTAATCTCCAAATCATAATAATAAGTGCCTTCATCAATGGCACGAGTTTGTGTTGCAGTTGCATGAATATCTACTACACCAGTTGCACCAGTTATTGTAATGCCTGAACCAGTAGATAATGATAAAACAGCAGTTGGGCTTTCTGGCAAACTACGCAATTGAAGTGCGGCAGTATAACCAGTTAAATTAATCGGTGTGCCATTAGGATTTTTATAAGTAACAGTTAAATACCAATCTGAACCTTGGTCTATGGTCACATTGTAAAGATTAGCCACTTATACTCCTAAACTTGTTCCGCAGTTATTACAAATTGTTGCGTTCTTATGCGTTGGCATACTACATGATGAACATAATTGTGCCATAGCCGCTAGTGCAAGCATACTAGAACCACCGCTATTTAATTCGGTTAATGCCCATACTAGCGCATCAAGTCGGTCAGGACTTTCATTACTTAGTGGTGTCCATTCACACATTTGCATTTCTAGTTCGGGAAAGTATCCCACATGATGCACTTTGCCTTGCTCATATAAACTACTTATAGGTTCTGCTCGTAATTGTTTACCTCTAGTTGCGGTTACCTTTTTAGTCGGCACGCTGGCATCTACTTGCTTTAATAACATAATGACCATATCGCCACCGTTATTTGTTTCAGCAATAATTTTATCTGCCTTATATTCGTGATAAAGCATTACGGCTTGTCTTGCCCAAGCATCAGGAGATGCACGCAAAGATTTATCATCAAGTATGTAGTAATCACCGTTATTGCCAATTCCAGCCGCAACTATGCCAGTTTCATCGCTAGTAGCCGCACTTGTAACGGCAGGGTCAATAGCAACTACAACTCTAACTAGAGGTGGCGCAGTATCTACTCTAGCGGTTTCAATCATTTCTCTAGTCCATAATGCGCCTTCTACATTATCCAGTATTTCACCATAAAGTTCTTGTCTGCCAAGTCGTGTGTTTTCATAACGCAATTTTAATTCTGCGAGCGCACTTGCCGCCAAATTCTTAGCATTATCAAAAGTAGAACCACGCTGAACACGCACGCCTTCTCTGGTTATTAAATCTTTAATTAATTTTGTTGGGCGTGGCGTAGTTGTAACAATAGTTTGTGGAAACTCACCTAATCGCAAACCAAATTGATATTGGTCCCATGCATCTGGGTATTTAAATGCGGCTAACTCATCAAACCAACCGCCATGAAATTGTGGTCCTCTAAATCGGTCTGGTTCTTCTCCACTAAACAATTTAATGCGTGAACCGTTAGTCAAAAAGATTTCACCTATGGAACGGTTATAATCTTTCAGCGTGCCATATTCTTGTAACACTCTAACAATGCCACTCTCGCCTTCTGCGCAAGTATCTCTAACATCTCCATAAGTGGGTGCGGCTATTGCCCATCTAGTTCTAGGGTTGCTAGATGCCTGATACGCCAACCATTCAGAAGCAGTGCGTGTCTTACCAGCACCACGACCTGCAAGATATAGCCAAGTAGTCCAACTCTTATCGCTAGTTGGTAATTGTTCCGTTCTCGCCAACTGGTGCGTCCAGCGCACTCTCCTGCTGGCTATTAAGGATAGCGACAAGTCGCTTGACTTCGGCGTCAATTGCATCATGCTCATAGACATTTACCTCTATCTGTGCCTTCGTTGGCATATCCAAACCAAGTAGTTTGGCACGCCTTTCCATAATTCTGATTAGTGCTATAACGCTAGGAACTTCACCTTGAATAACATTTGTCCATATTGCCGCCTGAGCAATATCTAATCTATCCATTTCAACTTTGCGTGTTTCTACAACATCTGCATAGATAATACGATTACAAGCAGTTACATATGCTTTATGCGCGCCACTAGCACTTGCATAACCCAACCGTTCTGCAATCATGTCAAATGTTAATCCGCCTCGCCTTAGTTCTAACACTTTGGCTTCTTTTTCAAGCGTAGTTGGATTTAATTTGCTTTTCTTTGGCATTAAATAGATACCCAACCTAAATAATTTGCATCTGGGTTATCTTTTAACCATTGCTCACGCAAAGCATTTTGGTGTTTCCAATCAATATCATTAGTAGCCATTTACACTCCCATTATCCACTACATATCGTAGCATTAATTTGTTGGCTTCGGGCATAATACTTTTGCAATTTCATAATCAGGTTCTCCTGCGTATCTAAATCCAGTAGTTATACGGCTTCGGGAAAGTCCTAATCTGCCAGTTATAGAAGATGTTTTGCCTCTTTGCGCCACTCTAGATGGTTCTCTTATCATCTCCCACTCTTTACTCTTATTCAAAGCCCTGACCCGTGCTGGGTGAGATGTAGTCGTATATGTAGAGAGCCCTTGGGCTTTTAATCCAGCACAAACGGCGTTCACAAATTTTCCGCCAATCCCTATTCCCTGATAGTCAGGCAGAACAACAGTTCTACTAATACGCCTAGCATTTTTTACATTGGCGTTAATTAACGGAAGTATTGCGGTTAATACGGCAGGTTGGTCATTAATTAAACCAACATAGATTTGTGCAGATTTATTTAAGTCAGCAGTTAAATAGTGATGGCGTGCGAATAAATGCCACGCTTCATACTTTGCCCAAATGATTTCCAATTTGACTTGTGGGCGGGGTTGAACCGACCCCCAAGTGAAGGCACCTAAGTGCGGCTGATAAATCCAATCGGGTTGTAACCATTCTTCTATATCATAATGGCACGCAACTGCAACAAACTTTTGCTTTCTTGCTCTAACGGTTTTGGCAATAGCGGCTGAACCTATTTGCGCAACCGTTCTATCTATAACAGATGTAAATTCATCTACTACGGCAATATCTTTGCTTTCTGCCAATACTCTAGCCATAGTTACACGGAACTTTTCTCCGTTAGATAAATGTTCAAACGGTCTAAGCCATGCTGGCGGTGAACTAAATCCCACACTTGATAACATTTCTGTTATATCTCTAATAGGCAAATCTTTGGGAAAGTTATCTATAACGGCAGATTTATTATCCCAAATCATTTTTTCCGTTTGTGTTAATTGGTTACCAAACATTTCTTTGGCAACGGTAGTTTTACCTGCACCCGAAGGACCCACAATTAAACCTATATTCCAATCTCTAGTGCTTAAATCTGGAATAGTATTTTGAATTTCTGTAACACTATATTCGGCGGCTTGCAGGTCAAACATTCCCTCTAACTGCATTACTCGTGGTGTGCGAGCAATTTGTGTTTGTAGTTTTATAACGCTCATTAATGCCTCTCTTAGATAACTATTGCTCTAACCTTTAAACCTTCTTGCGACAAACGCAGTAATAACGCTGTTTGCTCATTTTCATCTGCGCACTCAATTACTACTTCATACCGTTCTGCAATTTCTTTCATATCGGTATCAATTTCATCTCTGGTTTTTAAATCAAAATCTTTAAACCCAAAATCATTAACATTCCAATCGGCAACTTTTAGTTCTCTTAATTGTGATAACAGTATTTCGCTATCCCATGATGCCAATTCTGCTGACCGATTATCTGCTAACGCATACGCTTTAATAGTTTCCTCGTCCCAATCATCAGGCACTCTTGCAACTACTAAACCTTTCCAACCAATCTTTTGTGCGGCTTCTAGCGTTCCATTACCAGCAACCACAACATTATCTTTTGTTATAACTATTGGTTTGCGTTGCCCAAATGTTTGTAATGATTTAGCAATAGCATCTAAGTTCTTAGTGCTGTGTTTGCGTGCATTATTAGGGTCTAACACTAAATCTTCAATATTTACAATTTCTGTTTTAAGTTCCATTTTTGCCTTTCTAAATTAGATGAGAGGGTGCGTAAGGGACAACAAACGCACCCTCTCTTTTACCGCACTATTCCGAAGGGACAATCGGAGTGCGGGCTTCCTTTATTCGCAGGACATCTGCTAGACGGAATAGCGAGCGCCTTTTCTCTTTGCCAACTGGTATAAGCAGTTTGCGAAAAACTAATTGTCGCAAATTATTAGGTGTAATGCCAAGTATTTGTGAAACATTAATACTGTCCACAATCTCTTCATTAGAGTTTAAATTATCCATTTTTGCCTTTCTAAGCCCATGGGTCGTCTATTGGGTCCTCTGCAATTATTTTACTTTCAATAGGTGCAATAGGTTCAACAGGTGCATTACGAGGAACAATACCGTAGTTATCTACATTAATTTCTAACGATTTGCGTTCGTTATTTTCTTTATCAATAAAAGTATTAACGCTAAATTTGCCAGTAATAATTACACGGCTTCCTTTGCGTAGTTCTGTTCCTGCTCCAGTTGCATCTTTACCCCAAACAAAACAACGAAACCAAATTGTTTCTCCATCTTGCCATTCATTATCTTTTTTAACTCTTGGAGTATTTGCAAGATTAAAAGATGCAACGGTTACACCTGTTGGTGTTTGTCGCAAATCTGGGTCGCTTCCTAAATTACCTGTAATGGTAATAATGCCTTCACCAGCCATAACTATCCTTCCGTTCTATGTAATCGTATTTACCTTCAACCGTTAGTCTAACAGTTGAACCGTTAGGCAACTGTAATGGATATTCAAATGGCTCGGCGTGTCGTGGAACTATATGTCCAGTTTCAGTTGCCAACTTTATGTTTAGATGAACAGAATTAGTGCCTAAGTTATGGCATTGATGATGTAAAGCAATTAAATTATCAACAGTATCTTTACCGCCTCTTGAACGCAGTTTTCTATGATGTAAAGCAAAATCTTCTGTTAATCCTAATCCACATTTTTCGCAGTATGCTTCGCACCGTGTTAATACCAACTCACGCAGATATTTCCAATCGGTCATGTGATGCCTTCCTAGAATTAAATAATGGGCTAATCGGCATATCGGTTGAAGTGTTCGTCAATTACGCTTTCAGCGCTGAGCAAACTGCGGCTTAATTTAACTTTATCTATAACTCTTATAAGCACGCCTTCGGTTTCGCCATACTCTTTAATTGCAGTTATCTTTACAACTTGTCCATCATCATCATAAGCAACCCCAGTTAATCCATCTAATACGGCACGAATTAATTTATCAATATCAGGTCGTATAAATGGTTCTTTGCGATTAACAGATTTTGGTTTTTTTAATGTAAATGTTAAATGCACTTCTACGCCTTCTAGTGCTTTTTCAACACCCACAAATTGCGCAGTATTAGATATATCGGCACGCCATAATGCTAAATCTTGCGCTCGCATATGAATTGCGTGTCCGTTAATAAATTTTAAAGAACCCTGCGGAACTGGTCGCCCTTTAACGAAAAATTGCGTGCTAATACCAGTAATGGCTTCGCCAAAATTTCCATGCTTCGCAAGGTGTGTCATAACGATGCTTAATATAGCGCAAACCGTTAGCAATTTGTTCTGCTGGGTGTTTGCTATCTTCATTAAGCATTTGGGCTATTCCGTAAGCCGTGCTTTTAGGGTTATCTGCTTCATAGTTCCAAGCACTTTCTTTACCCCATAATGAAAGAAGGCATTTATATTCTGAAATAGGCAGATTTTGTTCATCTAATAACAATTTTGCATATGCTTTTGGGTCGTCATAAGCAAGAAGTGTTATATCTATTTTTTCTTTATGAGGTGCCTCTGCTTCGGCTGGCGACATTAACGCTATTAATAACGCTAATACACCAGTTATTAGTAGTTTTATTTTGATTATATTTTGCATTGCTACTCCTTAGAGAATGCGAGTTTTGCTCGCTTCCTGTTTATCGTAGTTTTCTGCTGATTTGAAATGGGAGAGTTCCCGCAATCTTTGCCCTAATTCCTCACTTGTTGTAGATGTATTTTGGATATGCGCTCGTTGTGGTTCGCATACTGGGCAAAATCGTGTGCCATCATACCAAGTTTCAACCACTATTTCCTCTCCTTTAAACATTTTTTTCACACTATCTTTATAACGATAATAAATAAATCCGTTATCACAATCGCAATCTTTATCCATTACAACTCCCTTCTGAGTTCATTTAACGCAAGATTTATGCCTTCTTCATAACCTTCCTTATACACAAATGCCAACTCGTTCATTGGTGTATCTTTCATGCGTGTTTGTTCTATATTGCCAATTATTTTCATAATCAACTCATAGTGGTCAATTAGTGCCATCAGGCTTATTTCCTAACGCTATATCTGCGCAAATGGCTTGCACTCCCAGTAAAGCGTTATCTAATGACTTTGCAATCTTCATTATTTGCGCTCTATTATCTAACGGTTTCCACGAACAAATATCTTCATAAATTTGTTGGCGAATTTGTTGTTCCAAAACAATAACGACCAATTTGGCTAAATCGGTGTGTTTTTTGTCTGGCGTTTCTAATTGCAACTGCCCATCTTTTACATGCCAGTGCGGTGATTTGCATTTTGGATTAAACAAATGCATAGATTATGCCTCCTTTTTTTGCAGAATTTGTAACAGTTCTTCATAACTTTCAATCTCTGCCTTTATATAGCGTTCTATTTGCTTTTGAATAAAATCGCTACTTTGGACAACTGTCGTTGAAGTGCCTAAATCACCAGCAATTTTATTTTCAAACCACTCTATTACATCACCCATTAACCTCTCCCTCTTTTATGGTCGTTAGATAAATCAAAATGGTATTCGCATATATTCTTACCCATTTTAATTTTAGTTGCAGGGTCGCCACAGATAATACAAACAATTTGTTCTTCTGCTTCTTTCTTTATATCGTTAATGGTTCTTTCTTCGGTCATTTGCCTTGCCTTTCTTTATACATATTTTGTGCTACTCGGTAGGCGTATGAAACTAAATCCGTTAAATCTTTACTTGCCGCTTCATCAATGGCTAATAAAGCAATACGCCCGAACCGTTTGGTCATTTGACCTATGCGCCCAATTTCTACGCTGGATAACTGTCTAGTTTGTAGTTCTGCTACATACCACGCAGTAAGTGCTATACAACCGCCTATATCGTTAGCGTTATGTAATTTATCCCATTCTTCTTCCACTAACTTAGATAAGTTCCAAGCGTTAATGCCGTTGGCTCTAGCATCTTTTAACTTATTGCTAATAGTTTCTACGGCAAGTTTTGCGCTTTTAACTTTTACCGAAGGTAGAAGTTCTTTATTTTCTGTATTCTGTTTTATGTATTCTGTATTCTGTATTCTGTATTCTGGCTCTGTTAATAACTCGTTATCCCAATCGTCATCATTAGAACCATTATTAGTAGTGGCGTGGCGTTCTCTATAACGCTTTTGCCTTTCTCGTAGAGATTTGCGTTTTTCTTCCACTTGTTCTTTGCTAGTTTGATGCGCCAAATAATCGTGGATTTGAAATCCATTATTAGGCAAATCTTCTAGCCATAAACCAGCGTTAGAAAGTTCTACAAGTATTGCCATATCGTTATTCACCATACGGCTAGCAACTATCATTGGGATAAATCCATCGGTTAAATATCTACCCGAATAACATAACCCTTCAATATGTGTGCGGAAGGCTTTATCTGATAACCCAATTACTTTTGGGTGGTCAGCAAATGCATCATCTATTTTTATCCACGCCATTATTTGATAGTCAATCTCATAGTTGGTTCGCCTTGTTTCTTTGGAACTTCACCCATAACTGCTTTAACGGCTTCTTCATCTACGGAACTGCGACCTGCCACTTCCGACCATTGAACTTTGTTGCCGTTGGGTGTAACTCCATTTATGCCTTCTAAGTAGGCTTTAATGCCATCTCTTTCGGCTTCTAACTCTTTTATATCTTCCGAAATAACTAGATATTTTTCAATAGCACCTACGGTTTGATTATCCGTAATAGTTATCTCGGCTTTTTCTTTTCCCTTGCCACCACAATTCTCGCCATAATACGAGCAGTAGAACTTACAGAATTGAGCCGCATATCTTTCTGGTTCTGGCGCCGTTTCCATAGCCTGAACTTCACGCAACCACCCTAACCCTTCTAAGGCAATAGCCTCGTTATATTCTTCTGTGTGCATTTTTATATTACGCTCATCACCATCTCTAGGAATACCAACCAGTGTTACAGTTTTTGGTTCGTGTTCGTTTTTAGATAACAAATAAGCGTATAACTGAACTTGTGTGCGTTGTTGTTTGCTTGGAAAGTAAGAAAGATTTTTCATCTTTGTAGTTTTCCAATCTATAACTGCACCCACACTTGGTATGTATAAATCAATATGACCTTTCAATCCGTCATATTCAACTTCTTCCTCTAACCAATAATCGCCCCAGTTGGCGGCATTATCTTTCACTAATGCTTCTTCAATCATTTTATGGATTGCAGTTCCCATTAGTGCTGGTAGTTTGAGAGTTTCATTTGTCTTTGGTGCGTTTTGAATTTGTAACCAAACCTGCTTACGACAACCACCAATTTGGGAAACCCCAATCTGTTTTTGTTGTGAGCGTTCTCGGTTATTATCGTAAGTTGTTAATGCCTTCATTAACATTTCATCTATTTGCATTTTGTCCCTTTCTTACTTGGTTAATCTTGCTATTAAAGCAAGTAGTTGATTTATGAGCCTTTTTATTTCTATCTTCCACTCTGAAACCATAACGGAGTTATTTATTGCCGTAGTTGTGGTTACAGTTTTAGTATCTTGTGTTGTGGCGGTTTGTGTATCTAATTGCGCCGTTGTATTTGTTGATTGAATTGTGTTACCAGTATTTGAATTAGTAGTTGAAGAAGATACTGCCGTTGCAGTTTCAATTACTGTTGGTGTTATTACGGTAGTTGTTTCAATATTTATTATTGGTTTTGGATAAACAATAATTTCTATTTTATCGCAATAAACAAACCAAGTATCATCAGAACGGTCAGCCGTAAAATTCATATTTACGCCAAAACCTTTACCCGAACCTTCGGGGCAAGTATGCAATTTGAATAAATCAGTTGCTTCCCATTGTGATTGTGTTATGCCGGGCTGACTTGTAATGCGAGTGCCACTTATTTCATTAGCAAATGCTGGTGTGCTTGCAAAAACAACTGCTGACCCCACAAGTGCTATTTGTAATTTATTTGCCTTCATTTTGTCCCTTTCTTACATTTCTAATGAAGCCCTAACGGAAGTTCCGATAGAGCGTGCTATATCTACTTGCGTTCTAATTCTTGTGGCGTTAGCACGAGCCGCTTTGACCGTTGCTTCTGCCACATTTAACGCTTCGTATTTGTCCTTACAGATTAACAACGCTTGGTCTTGAACATCTTGAACTCGGAACTTTTCCCCAGCAAAAGATAAGCGTGCTTGTGCTATTGCAATCTCATAACTTGCTTTAGCGGTGTGATATTTATATTCTGCACTTTCTAAAAATTGATGGCTTTCATCAACTTCTTTACTAAGTGCAACTAATCTATTTTCTATACCCTGTGGAGTTACCATTAAACCTTTCCTTTCCCTCATTACCGCAAACTGAACATTGCGCTATTGGAGTTGGTTTCCAATTAGCGCAATACCAGCAACGGAAAGGCTCGTTAGAGTTCTGTTCTTGCATTATTGGCTATACCCACAACAATTATGAGTGCCTCATCTTCCGTGAAACCAGCCAAAACCAAATTCCCATAGAGTTCAAATAACTTATCTATGGAAACATTTAACAATGGCTTATCGTCAAATGTTTTATGTTTAACAGTAATGGTTGTTGATTTTGTAGTTTTAATATTGGATAGAAAATCTAACCAATCTTTTGTTATATCTTGCGCCATTATTTGCTCCTTATTGTTCTTAGTTCAAACACTTTTTCCCATTGTGGGTTTTCAGTAATTAATAATCGTGCGTAATACGGTGCATAATTATTATTTATTTTGAAATCAGAGTTAGGGTCGTCTGTTTCCATATAGTAATTCCAGCGTAAAACTTCAAATAGCATATTTATGCCTACTCGTTTTCTACCCCGATTTACCATTTCAGCCGTCATAGATTTCAATGCCAAATACACCTGCGGATTGCGACTATGGAACTGTTCAAATCGTTCCGCAGGTGTAAGTTCGGTAGAGAAATCAAGTTCCATAAGGAATTGATTAGCCATTATTTTCAAGAACCGTTCTGCGAGCCATAATCTCTTTACGGAGTGTTGTTGGCTCATCATTATCAGTTGGTTTGAACTCTAAGTCCAAAACGGTTTTATATGCGTTAAAACTTTCACGCAATTCTTCAATCGTTTTGTGCTTATCTATTTCATCAAGAACTGCACGCAATTCAGGAGTTTGATTGGCTTCTGCCTCTTGAACTACTGGTTTAAGTTCAACCATAGTTTTAATTGCTGGAATAGGAGTATCTGCCTGTTCCATTTCTTCTGCGGCATATATTCCTGATAGGTCATTAGGAAATGCCTTACGGAGTGCTAATGCTTCTGCGCATTTGGCAATCATTGTGTCTGGCATTTTTTTCCATATGGGCGAACCAGCGTTATAACTATCAAACTTTGCCACGCCCCATGCTGGTTCTGTCCAACCTTTGCGCCAAACACCAACTTTGGCGGCAACTGGTGGAGTTTTTTCTAACCAAACATCTGTCCAAGTGCCATCTTCTCCACACCAATACGGACCCGATTGTCCAGCATATTCGCCTGAGCGTTGTGCAACTATTCGTAAGCCATCAATAGATGCTTGAATGGTGAAACGACCACCTCTTTCAATCATGTATATCTGCCTAGCAAATGGGTCTAACCCAGTGCGTTGTGAGTAATGAAGAAATACGGCTAGTTCTGCTTTAGGTGCATTTGCTAGCCCTATTTGTTTAAGTGCCGCAAGTTGTTGGTCAGACCAAAAACTTTGCTCACTATTTAGTGCGAGTGCTGAGTTGTTCATTTATGTCCCTTTCTAGGTTATTGAACTCAAAATAAAGTCTGCCTGTTGTAATGCCTTCGTCTAGAACGCTGGCAATCTCACGCAGAACTGGTGAATTGTGAATACTTGCCAAAACGGTAAGTTCCACAATCCATTCTCTAGTGGTATTTATATCTACCGCCATTTTTAACCTTCTTTCTTTTCTCTTGCTATACGCAAACGCAGTAATTGTGGTTCTAGTTGTGCGGCAGTAAGAGCATCAATAATTAACTCTTCCGCCTTTTCTTTGATTTCTGCGTTGCGTTCTTTGGTAGTCTGCTTTTCAATTCCAGTTTTATATGGAATTTCCACGCTAACTACCGCTTTTACCGTTGTTTTTGCCATGTGTTGCCTTCCTGTATATCTGCGCCTTGTTGCGCAAATGTCTTTGTATTAAACAAATGCCTAAAACCATGCAACTTTGCACTCGGTTGAAGTAGCATTTGGTCGTAAATCGCAATCAATATAAAAATGAGTTGCGAATAAGTGAAGAAAAAAGCCAACGACAATTGCCAATACAAATACAACTCGTTTGCCACGAATAGTTAGTTTGTTTGGATTACCGTTGGCTTTAATTAAATAAAGAACCATTGCCCCGAAGAATAGGGAAAATAAAACGCCTAATAAAGTGTTTATCATTTGGGTTTGCCTCCATTATTTATTGTAGTTGTGTTAGATATTTTGTCCAGTATTTATTAAGTGCAAGTCGTTTCTACTTGTTAGGCTTAACAAAATTAAAACGATTTAAAGAACGGTAGGCGGTTTAGCACTTATGGGTAATACTTATCTATACCCACTTGCCACTAAACCGCCTACAACGAACCTATGACTTATAGGAGATTAAGAACTTTGTTCTTGAAGTTATCTCCTGCGCCTGTAACAATTCTGATAGCCCTAGCAGTTTCAGGGTTTTTGTCCCTAATAGGCTTAGCCCAATCAGAATATTCAGTAAAGGCGTTATATGCCGCCCACTTAGTTTTGGCGATATTTGCTTGTGTTGGTGCTTTCCATAGACCGTTAAGAGTTCCACGAGCCGTTTCCGCTAAGTTGCGTGCTCTTGGACTTTCTTCATCAATAGGAAATACCGTTTCTACTAATGAATAGAACTCTTTGTCCGTCATTGGCTGACTTAGTAATAACTCGGCTTTCTTTTCAAATTCTTCTGCATATTTGAAAGTAATACCAAGCGTTTCACGAGCCGCCTGAATTTTGCCATTAACCTTTGGAGTATGGCGTAATGTATAACTGGACTTAGCATTATTAATAGCCGCAGTTAATGTGTTTTGGCAGACCACTCTAATAGGAGTAACCATCACAGTAAATGATGATGTGCCGTCATGTGTATTCCACGCCATTAAATACAAATCAATATTGTCCACTTTACCGATTTGTAAGCCTTCTGGCATTTTCATAGTCATAAATACTTTACGACCATTATCAATAGAACCAGCAGTTTCAAATACTGCGCCACTTTCGTCAGCGACATTATTTAGAAACTCAAATGCTTCTAGATTTTGAACTGGTGTGTATCGGTTACCAACAACGCCAAGTGCCTCTGCTTTGCTGGTTTTTGGGTGATAACGGTATGTCATGAATTTATCTTTGTAGATAATTTCTTCCATAGAGTTTTCTACCATTGCGTTGCCATTATTGAACATGGGAACCATTGTTGAAACTGGTTCTTCTGATTTAATAACTTGCCAATCAAGTTGCGCAGTTTTAAGCGCATCTTGGGCAGTTAGTGCGTCTGCGGTAACCGTGCCAAGTTTATGCCACGCTACCTCTCTTGCAGTAAAGAAGGCGGTTGTGCCATCTTCAAACTGCTCTAGATTATGTGCCATTATATTGTTGCCCCTTCTGTTGTTAGTTGTTTATTTAACTCGTCAGCCATACTTTGCGCAATTGCGTAAGTATCTCCAACGAATGCTGGTGGTGGAACTTGAACTGTTGTTCTAGTCCATCTTTGCTCGTTATACCACTTACTCCAAGCGGAGAAACGAATAACGATATGTTGATGTGATAGCACGAAACCTTTAGATAAACAGGCATCGTGAAAGTGTCCGCCCGGACTTGTAGTTATAAAGTAATCCATTTATTAGCCTTCTTTCTGTTAGTGGGTTGGATTATGCTTCTTCAACTTCAAAATCAGTTACATCAATTGACTCTGATGTTTCTTCAACATCATCATTTGAAATTGATGAAGAAATATTGATGCTGAAATCGCTTTCGTCAATATCGTTATCTTCAAAGTCAAGTGGAACTTCAAATTCATATTCGCACGCAACTGTGAATTTAACTTTCATTGTTTTGGTAAGTGAGATATTAAGTTCCTCTGCCAACTCTTTAAGGTCGTCAGTTGAAATATCGTCATCTTTAACATGTTGTGTAATAAACTCTGAAATAGAGTTATAAAGATTTAGATATTTGGATTGGTTTTCAGTAGCACGAATACGGTTTTCGTTGCACTGTTTTTGGTAATAGTCCTTTTCATCAAGTAATCGTTGAATTTCTTTAACGATTTCATTTGCAGGTAAATCTTTTACTACGCTTTCTGCAATTGATTGATTAGAAGGTGTTTCAGTTGTATTTTCTGTTGTCATTTTTTGTCCCTTATTTGTTTTGTTGATGAGGCTCATCAGTAGTGCCGTTTAGCACTAGATAGCACTTACGGAATTAAAAAACTGCTGACTTCCGCAAGTGCTATTTCGCCTTATAAATGAGATTTATGTATGGCGTATTGTCCTAACTTGTTACCACTAACTATTAGTTGGTCAGCCACTTTCATAGCCATTTCAATATTTTGGGAATTAATTGATTTATTAAATAACTCACTTGCTAAATCAATAAATGCCAAATCAGCGTCAATATCCAAAACTGGTTGTATCTCTGGACATTGTGGACATTCTGTATTACGGAATAAAATTACTTTACCCATTACAGATGCCTTACTGTTACCCATTTGCGAGTCGTTGCTACTAAATTATCGTAATCACCCGACATGCTATCCATTGTGTATTGGGTAATTTCTTCTTTAGATGCGCCAGCATTTTGTAAAGCACGCTTTACTTTTGCCATGATTGCAAATGCGTTACCGTCAGGACCATCAAAATCAATACCAACGGTAACTTTATATTTTGGTGTGCTTGTGTTAGTCATTATGCGTTTGCCCCTTCCATTTTCTTTTCTGCTTCTAATTTGGCGTTTGCCAAAATAGCGTCTATCTCTGTTTGTGTTAATTGATTACTATGACCAAAACGATTTTCGGTCATAATGCGTTTTGCCTTATTAACGAACTTAGTGCGAGATGTATCTGAAACATTAGTAGTTAAACCAATGCGTTTGCGGACATCTTCAAATGATAAATAAGTATCATCTGTTTTATTATCGCCCTTATACATTTTTAAGGTTGCGCCTTGTATTGCCTCCCATAACTTAACTCTTGCGTAAAATTCACCAACATTTTTATCGGTGATTTCACCCAAATCAACGCCAATTGTGTACCAAATAATTGCGTTAGTTATTGGCCATTCTGTTTCTGATTGTAGTTCTACCATCTCGTTGCATTTTGTTATATCCCAATGTAGTGCCATTTGTTTTGTCCCTTTCTTAAAAAACTGCCTACGATTTGTAGACAATTTGTGTTGCGTTTATTTACTTGCTTATTTCTTGTTGGAACTTTGACCATGTATCTTCCATGGTTTCTATCTCTTTATAGCCACACGCATCTTTAAATGTATTGCGATTGAAGCGTGGGTTGTCTGTTTCTAGTGCGCCGATAAAGCGCCAAGTTAATGAGTCAGCAATTTGGTCACACTCTGTATTACTGCCTCTAATTGAACTAATTACCGCAGCAATTAATTCGTAGTCCTTTTTTGTCATTGCCATTTTTTGTCCCTTTCGGTTAATAGGCTTCCATCATCAGTAACCGTTGCCTAAGCGGTTAGACGGCACTTACTTTTAGTGCAAGTGCCGTTTCGGAATATGTATGTCCCTAGTTATTTAGAATTTGCGTTATTGTGAAACGCTATCGGTGTGCCAAACCGACCTAAGAGGTAATTCTCCATGCCGACTTCCGCCTTATTTGGATTGCGCTGATTAGCAACTACTGTGGGTGCCTTTGTCTGTCACTTTCTAGGACTTACCCGTTGCGTGCGTTCCCTTATTTGCGTGTCATAACTCCGTGTAATGTTTTATATCGGCTAATTGTGAACCTTGCCGAATACCGAAAACCTGCCTAAATTCTGTTAGCGTAATTAATAGCGACTAACGGATAATGCTGGCTATTTTCGGACTTGCACTTTGTTACTGGATACTCTGAACGGTGCAAAATAAATAACGAATTTGCCTACCGTTTATGCCTCCCATATGTCAATAGCAAAACTCAAACTCGCCAGAGCGGTGCGGTCCCTTGGGATTTAATGCCGATGCCTTCACCGAGTTTTTATTTTGCTATTTAGTTGTCTAGGTTCGTGTGGGTAATTTACTTTTTCGTCCCTAAGTTGGGATAAATCCCTGCCGATTTCTCGGGTAAAGGTTTGACGAAATTTCTAAAACCACTATTTAATTTTTTTACTACTAAGAGAAGTATATCAGACCACGCCGAAGTGGGTTTTAAAGGGTCATTTAAACGCCGTAGAAGCCCAATAGGGACACGCAAATAATGAAGTGGTAGGTAGATACCAAATTGCTAGTGCTAATGGCTAATAGTCGGCATTTCCCTAATCCACGACACATTACAGGCGCAAATACCGTTACAACCTGCCTACTTGAACACTTATGCTAAGGCGTATCTATACTTGGGGTATGGCTAATCCAACTAATAAATCCAACTACACGCATATTGAATTGCGTTGCGGTGGATTAATTGTGCAAATTGGGACAGAAACCGAATACCCTGATTTAGTTGATGATTTAGCAAATAGAGCACTTACAGTTTATAAAGAAGCATTGGCGCACGCTAAAGAAAACGGTATTGATGTTAGCGATATGCGATTAATTACCACCGATTATGGCGATGAAGAAGAAGATGATTAATGTGCCTAAATTGTGGAAGTTGTAGTAAAGAACACGCACCCACAATTGATGATGCAGTTGATGCAGTATTAGATAGTCCGCTTTAATCCAACCAAATTTTATATTCTGCGGTTACTCTGCCTTTAATTGGGTCAATAAAATGCAAACGCTGGCTTGGTATGGCGCTGGCAGCTAATAAATCTCGTGCATACCGATTATCGCTTTCCGTGCTACCTGTTTGGTAAATAGAACCCAATCCGTTTGCCATTGGCCAACAAGCATGGGTGTGATAATGCCCTACATATACATCTCTAAATTCCCAAGGATATGCACCTGACCGCCAACGATTAGCGTGTTGAACAATGGCTGTCGGAGAAGCAAAGCCATTTCTACCAACTTCATCACCATGAATTAATAACGCACGGTAATTGCCTATTTCAACACGCTGGACATCTTCGGGACAATCTTGCCAAGTTAATCGTTTTTCATCTGATAATAACTGGCGTGCTAATTCGTAGCACATACGGTCAATATTATCGTTGCGTGGAACATCTGCTCTTTTATTACCAATTCTGCCGTGATTGCCCCATTCTGCAACCACTAATACATTTTCATAAATAGCAAGTGCTTGCCTAATGGTATCTGTAATTAATCTAGATACTGTTACATATTGTTCAAATAAAGTTGCATCTACTTCGTGCAGTTGTGCTGGGTAATTAAATAAACCTTCCACCATATCGCCACCAAATAAAACAACCACATCTTTAACTGGGTGGTCAGCACGCTGAATTTCTGTTATGCGTTGTGCTTTCTTAACAAATGAATTAACTCTTTCACGCATTATTTGCGAGTTATAAGAAGTTGTTTTTTTACTGCCTTGCCAATCTGTCATATGCCATAATGCAATCTCAGTAGATTTTTTACGCTTATCTATTAATGGTTGTTCTACTGGTTTAATTGCACCCATAGCAAGAGTGGCATCTTTAGCGGCTTGAATAGTTGCTTCAACTAATTCTTGGGTTCTATTCTTTGCATCTTTTAATTGTTTTTGCGTTCTAATTAATGCTTTACGCAATTCAACTACATCTGACGATGCTATTTCTTCTGGTAAATCTTCAAATGCCTCTTTTAAACTCATTTCTTTTTACCAATATCATAAAAAGAACAACTGTGTGCGTGTTCTGTATAACCAACTTTATCTAGCCAGTTATCTTCATGTTCGGGATTTTTAAATGCACGAACTGTTTTAAAACTATCCATCATTAATGCAACTTTATAAGGTTCAATAGGTTCTATTCCTAGTAAAGCACCCCATATTTTGCCTATGGTAAGAAAGTTTTGATAGAAGTCGCCATGGTTCATTTGGCGTTGTTCTAATATTTCATTTACTTTTTGTTGCATTTACAAAAGCCATTTCTATGTGCTCTTATGGATTCATGACTAGATTTGATACCTTCTGCACGCAAAGCACCTAAAATAATATTTGCTGAATAACCCTTTTTCCATGCTTCATCTACTGCTTTTTTATCTTCTAGGCTTAATCTGTTATACATAATTTGATAAGCGCAAATATTGATAGGTTTATTTCGTTCTTTTGCCGCATTTTCTATTTTATCCGCTAATGACATTTGGTTGCCTTTCTCGTAAAACAAATCATACACGACAAAGTATATTGTTCGTATTTACGACAGGCATCAAATTCGTTTTGAGTTTATTTTTGAGGCATTGGCACAAGTGGCACATCTACGCCCACGCTGACCTTTTATATATCTAGTATTTTCAGGCGTAAATTCATGACCGTGTTTACAATGCGTTCTGGCACTACGAGCCTTAACCAGCAAACTTCTCTTAATATTATTAGATTGAGTTATTGCTTGTAAGTGGTCAGGATTTACACAACTAGGGTTTCGGCATATGTGGTCTATTATCAAATCTGGCGGTATAACGCCTTTAGTGCGTTCATAAATCCATCTATGAGCAGTTACCGTTTTGCGGTGTTCATTGGTAAATAACCCATAACCGCTTTTTAGTTTAGAGGCATTCCAAATCCAGCACCCATTTTCAGATACCGTAAATTTGTTATAAAACCTTCCGATTATATTCATATTTAATGCCTTTGCCTTAACGATTGACTTCCCCTCTCCAACCGTTAAGGCAAAGCGCTATTTAGTTTTTTTCTTACTAGCCGACTTTTTGGCGGCTTTAATTACTTCTGCTTCTAATGTATCAGCAATTAGACCAAATGCAGGGTCTTTTTTATCTAACGCACGAAGCGCAGGTGCTACTACGCCAGCAATTACTGCAACTGCGTATGCCCACATATCGGTTTCATGTATTGTAATTAACGGGATAACCGCCACAATTACACCACGAGCATAAGATTTAAGAATTGATTGCATTGTTGTATTCATCTTTTCTCCTTCCTTTTTCAATTAAGGGCGTGCAATAGCCATTACTAATGAGTAAGAGCGTTTTTTTAAATACACACCATCTCCGTTGGATTGTGAACCTTTATTATCTCCAGCAGTATTTCCCTCTACACACCAAATATACTTTTTGCCATCATTTTTTACAACTATGCCAACATGGTCAGGTTCAGCATCTTTATCAAATTGAAAAAACGCTATATCGCCTTCTTTTGCTTGTCCTACTGGAACTAATTTATTTTGTTTAGCAAACCACTTTAAACCAGCATCACAACTAGCAAAACCTTTTTTAGTTTGAGCGGCAATTGATTTAACTAGATTTGCTTGGTCATAACACCACGATACAAACATGGCACACCAAGGGTTATTATTTAATCCATACCATTTACCATACATGGTGTCGTTATTACCAGTTTCTTGATAACCAATTTGTGATTTAGCAATATCTGTAATTAACATTATTTATTTCTTCCAATTAACAATACATAAATTTCATCTACACGGCTTTCCAAGCGATTAACTTGGTCTTTTAATGATTGTCCGCCATTAGGTCGCAACTCATACAAAAAGCCTTTAATAATAAATTTAATGGCAACAAATATGCCACCAAGTATTGCCATGATGCCAGCGCCGACACCAACCCACATAGAAATTTCCATAGCAAAATCCTAACACTATAATGTAATGAAAGCCGAACCGTTCCAATATTTAATACTGTTAGAATTAGTATCGTAGAAAATATCGCCAACTCTGGGATTTGTAGGCGTGTCTGTTAAAAAATTAACATTTGGTGCAGTAAATCTAACGGCAGTTTCCAGTTTTTGTAAGCGTTGGTAAATATCATTGAAGATAACTCGTAAATCAGGTGGTTGATTTATATATGCCATATTTACCTCAGTTAGTTGTATTTGTAAGCGTAATGGTTACACGCTCAGGATTGTTTTCACCAGGTTCAACATTAAATCCTACAATACGATAAATCTCATCAAAACCTTCGGGAAAGCGTGGGTCGGTAATAATTAAGCGTGCATCATCTCCAATTTCATATGAACCAAATTCTGGGTCAATATAGGCAGGAACTACAATTTTAATAATGGGTGGTGGTGTTGCAAGTGCTAATACTTGACCTAATGCCAAATTATTTAAAACGGTCTGGTCGGTAATATCTGAATAATTTGCTTGACCTTCTAATACTGGAAAACCATCAATAATGGAAGTGCTATCTTGTGCTAAAGAAGTTAATTTGCCTTCATTAGAACCTGCGCCAATTACATATAAAGTATTAACGGTAATTGAACCATCTTCGGGATATTCGTATTCAACTATATTGCCAGCAGGTAAATTAAATACAGGTGTATCAATATCACCAACACCAGTATCAATATTGCCTGTTCGTGGATAACCAAGCACTAAAGTTTTTAACGGTTCATTTGTAATAGGGTCATAATCCACAGAAATATTGAAATCAAAACCATTATCTTGACGGCTTAAATCTTGAATAGCCTGATATACCTGTTTTAATTCGTATGCATAATAAACACGGTCAATTAAAACCCCTGATGTTTCAGAACCAGTAATAACGCCAATATCTCCCGAAGGAACTGCTTGCGCAGTATCTATCAAATCTCTAACAATTTGAAGTTGGTCTGTGTTATTAAATGCAATAGTTTCGCCTATTAATCGTTTTTCAAAATAACTTTCAAACTCTCTAGCAGTTATTTGTAATACTTGTGCTTGACTTGAATAAGTGCGTTGCCAAATTATGCCGCCCCATACAAGTATTCCATTTCTATCTACATATAAAGCATTACGAGATGGTTGAGTAGAGGCATCAACATTATATTCGTAAGTATTAATACCAGATAAAAGCAAATGACCTGTAAAAGTGCCAGCCTGATTTAATTGCTGAGTAAAAGAAACGCCTGTAAACGGTAGTTCAGCAATTATTTCATTACTTAGTAGGTCGGCAATTAAATACCTATAAGTGGTAGTCATTTGCTCTCCTAAGTTAAATTAATTAGCCAACAATGAATTTGGCTTCATCTTCTGTTAAACCAAGTGCTGAAAGTTTGGCAACGGCAGATACTTTAGCCTCTGTTTCTGCTTTAATTTTTGCCTCTAATTTATCTCGGTGAGCCTTAAAAGCAATTTGGTCTTTTTCATATTGTTTAATTTCTTCAGCAGATAAAGGCAAAATCTCAGTTTCCCCTGTGGAGCAATCTACTACTATTTTTGTTAATGTTTCAGACATAGGTTTTCCTTTCTACTAACTTCGCTTTATACCGTATAAAGCAAAAACTGAACCTGCTTGAAAACTGCCACCGCCACCTTCAAATGTGATTGAAGAAATAGCAGCAGAGCCGTCCCATCTTCCATAAGTCATATCTTGTGCATAATAAGAACCACTTGATTGTGCGTATCCTGATTGCATTAAAAACTGTTTGTTTGTGGTTGCTGAAGTGTAATTAGCCAAGTAAGCCCAACCAATAGCAAAACTTCCTGTTGTAGCAAGGTTGCCTGTTTGTTGTCCAATACGGCTAGCACCCGTATCTGCACCAAATGTAGATGAATAAGCGTAACCAGTTTGTCCAGTAAAAGTTGCAGCACTTCCATTTAAGTTTTTTATATTTACATCTGTTCCAGTATTGAAATTGCCACTACCTCCTGCTCTGCAAGAAGTATAAATAACTAAGTCATCGTAGCCTTGGTCAATAGCAGATAAAGTAACCAGCCCTGAAACATCAGAAGGTAATGTGTAGTAAGTAATTAGTTTATAAGTTGCCATTATTAACTCACTATTCCATATAGCGTTATATTTGTTCCTGCTGCTAATGTGCCAAGACAAAAAACTTGAATACTGGTAATGACGGCGGTGTTATTCCAAGTTGAAACCATAAAACCTACTTCAGGATAAGTATCTCCATGATGCGAATAAAGACTCTTATTGAAACTAGTGCTTTGGTATCCATGTATTTCTGCAACTTGCATATTATTAGAACCATTAGTGTATCCGGTCATGCAGTAGGTAACTCCGTCAGCAGTATCACTAGTGGTAGATGTGTTGCTAGAACCAATTTGAAGGTAATGGTAATTACTACCGCTATCTCCATTAAAACGAACTGCTGTTCTTCCAGCAGTAGAAGAAACTGCAGGTGATACGCTGACTAATCTAAGATGAGTATAAGTAATTGGCAAAGTATTAAAAGTAAATGATGCCGCATTACTTGGCAAAGTATAACTTTGGATTACATCGTAAGTATTTGTTGGCATTATGCACCTATTCCATAAAGAGAAAATGTAGTTCCAGATGTCCAAGTTGGGTTACCTGAATTTAGCACTCTAATTGAAGTAATAGCAGAAGTGCTTGCCCATTGTCCGTTTCCGTAAGATACTTCACCTACTGAAGATGAAGGCTGTGAAGCACCGCCATAAGTCGTCATGCCTTTAAGTTTAGATGTGGAAGTATAATCAAATATAGTTATGACTGCTATACCCATTTGAGTTCCTATTGGGAAAGATTGCATAGCACTCATTTCGGTCGCTTGATAAGCAGCACTACTTAAATTATTAGCATTTGATACTGCAAACTTGTTCCAATAATTATTTCCTGAGTCGCTATTTACTCTTATGGCTACATTTGCGTATGACCCTGTGGTATTAGAACCAAATCCTCTAATTTCAAGATAGTTATATGTTTGAGGAATAGAAGTAAAGTCAAAGTAAGTAGCACTTCCGTTGGACACAACTGTTTGAATTAAATCATAAGAACCCGCCACGGCAGTTAATTTAGAGGAAGCAATTACTCCAAGAATAGGCATTATGAAATATCTCCTACTACATACCATTGGTCTGTATTTGTCTTAATTAAAGTTGCAGATGAATTTTGAGCACGAAGTTTTGGTGCAGTTGCAGTAGCACCAGTTGAAGCAATAGTTGTAGTTCCACTACTTGTTGCTTGAATAGTTAATTGACCTGAGCCTGTTTGAATAATAGTTATTTGTGTGCCTATTGGAAATGCAACTGAAGCGTTGGTTGGAATATTTATTGTTCCAGCAGTTGCTCCATTACTTGCTAATAAAATATCGCCTTGGTCGCCTAAAACTAAAGTGTAAGCATTAGTTGTAAATGATGGTGTTAATAATGTTTGTGTATAAATTAAACCTGTTGCAGTTTTATTAGTAAGTGTTTGAGTTCCAGTTAAAGTGGCAACCGTGCTATCAATAGCAATAGTTCCAGAAGAAGTAATTGTTCCGCCAGATAAACCAGTGCCAGCAGTAATACTTGTAACCGTTCCTGCGCCACCAAAGTAAGATAATGAACTCCACGCAGTTGAACCATTGCCAAGTTTTGCTTTACCTGTATCACTTTCAAATCCCCATTCGCCAGAAGCAAGTGTTGGATTTGAAGATGTCCATTGTGCGGCTGTGCCTCTGCGTATTTGAATTGCGGTTACTACTGGCATTATGGGGTTCCTCCATTTACTGTTTGTGTAGCCGTAGTAGTTGGGTCGCCACCATTGTAAGGTGATGTGCCGTCAAATACGCCAGCATCTAATTCTGTTAATGCGCTAGAAGTGCTAACTGCCGTCCAAGCAGAACCAGTATAAACCATTAAACCAGTTGAAGTGTTGTAATACAAATCCCCTGCTCTAAGTGTTGGCGTAGATATATCAGTTGCACTTGCAGGAACATTCGTTGGTGTTAATGCTAAACGGCTCATGCAATATCACCAGCAACTAACCAGTTATCAGTTGATGTTTGAATAGCAGTTAAAGTTGAATATTGTGCTCTAGTTTTAGGTGTTGCCGCAGTTGCACCAGTAGATACAACTGTTACACCACTTGCACCTGAAACTGTTATTTGACCTGCCCCTAATTGAGCAATATTTAATTGTGCGCCAATTGGATATGCAACGCTTGAATTTAATGGAATAGTGGTAGCAATAGCAGAAGCATTTGATTGTGTAATTAATTTACCGTTATCAGCCAAAACCGTGGTATAAGTTGTTCCTGTTTGTGCATTAATTCCCAAATTTATTAATGGGCTTGTAAGTGTTTTATTAGTTAATGTTTGAGCAGTTGATAAATCAGCAGTAATAGCAGTATTAATAGTTAATGTAACTGCACCACTTGAACCGCCACCGCTTAAACCGTTTCCTGCGGTTACAGAACTTATATCTCCGCTTTCTGGAATATTAGTTGTAACTAAAACTCTTGTATCAGTAATATTTGCATTAGTTACAGAAGTTGCGCCAGCACCAACTGCTACTGTTGCTAAAGAAATAGAATTTGCTGGTAATGAAGGTGCTACTGGTGAACTAGCAGGAGTTCCAGCAACTACTTGTAAAATAACATCATTATATGCGCCTGTATAATAAGCATCACGAACAGTTGCACAAACTAAATCAATTCTTGGATTAGTTGGGTTTGCAGTAGTAATAGATAAAGTTGTTGTTGCATCGTTATAAATTGTATAAGTTCCCATATTGGTTTGGGTTGTTCCAACAATAGCCGCCCAACCAGATGCAACAAGAACAGATAAACCAGCAGGAGCATTTTGAGTAACCGCTAAAGAAGAAGAATTAATAATGCCAGTTGTAGCCCATAGTGCTTGTGTGCTTAAACGGTCATTTTCGGCTGGGTGAGAACCATTTTGTAACCATGACGGTGGTGTGCGTATTGCCATTTATTCTCCTAAATGTAAGCCGAGTTCCATACTACCGTAGCGGCAGTAGTTCCGATAAGTGTGCTACCAGCGTTGCCTGTTAAATAAAAACTATTATTTCCGGGCTGAGCAGAAAACCACTCTCCTGAAATAAGTAAATTTCTAGCAGGTTGTCCGTTCAAAGTAATAAGTTTATTATACAAATCAACTACCAATAAATCGCTAGATGAGTATGTGCCAACAAAATATAAAGCGGCATTTTGCGTATCATTACCAAGAATGGGGTTTGTGATTGGTCCATTAAGCGTAATTGTTGGATAAGTGTCTGTCCAACCGTTATTTGTAATGGTTGTGGTAATAAGTGTTGAGCCACCGCCATATACCAAATTATAAATACGGTCATATGTGCGACCAGTAGGCGGTGTATATGCCATTGTGGCGGTTTGTTGATTACTACTGTAATACCGTGGGTCTGGACAAAATAACTCTAATTGTGAAGTAATTTTTCCATAGGTGTAATCTGGCGTAATAGCGGTTCTTAAACCACGAACACGGCAATTTATAAATTGGTCGCCAGTAGTTGCTGGCATTTTGAAATATAACGGTGTAGTGCCTGATGTTTGTGGTAATAACACAGATTGAAGCGTGTTGAAATTGACTTGTGCTGAATTTCCGCTAGAACCAAAAGTTTCAATAATCATTGTAATGGTTCTACCTGCTAAAAAATCCCGACCTGAAAACATACCGTCAGCAAATCCTCGGTTATCATCTTGATTACGGATTTCTGGCAAACTTTCTAAACCATCAATACTTGTAATTTGATAAGGTGAATTTGCTCCACCAAATACTTGTGTGCCAAATTGAAATGAATATAACTCGGTAAGTGCCATTATTTAGCCCGCATTCCGTATTGAGGGTTACCTGAGCCATAACTAAAATTAGATGTAGTTTTACTTGCGGCTGCAATTCCAGCCAAAGTTGTTGTATTAACTGTTGATGGTCGTGCGTTCATAGCAGGAGAACCATAAAGATTTAATGATTGAGATTGACTAAATTTGATGGCATTTACTACCGCAGTAGCAGTTGATTGTGGTGAAGCATTAGTTGTTTGATTAACTGTTACATTGGTATTTGATACCGCAGAACTGCCACCGCTACCAGCACCTCCACCGCTATAAACTGGTGTTGAATATGTAGGTGTTGGCATAGGTTGAGCCGCCAATGCTCTAGCCGCATTTAAAGCCTCTATCATAGCCAAAATAGCATTTTTGGTGCTATTTGTAGCATTATTAATTGAACCTAATTTTTCTTGGAAATCTTTTTCAATAGCACTTAAACTTTCATTTAAATCTTTTCTGGCTTGTGCTTGTGCTTCTGCCATTTGTTTTTGTGCTTGTGCTAAAGCATTAGCCATTTCTTTTTGTGCATCAGCAATAGCAGTATCTCTAGTTTTTTCTGCTTCTGCCATTTGTTCGTTAAATTTTTTGCTAATTTCAGCCTGAGCGAGCGCATAATCGGTTTTTTGTTGTGTTAAGAAATTAGCCATATCAATTTTGGCTTGTGCGTATGCCTCGTTAAGTTCTGATGTTGCTAATTTGCCACCAGCGTTCATAGTTTGCGCTAATGCATCTAAACCTGTATTTGTGGTGTTTTCCATATCACCATAAATAGTTTGCAGTTCCTTAATCGCATCGGGTCCAGCCTTTAAAATGCTATCGGCTAGTTGTCCGCCTATTTCGGGACCTTGTGAAACTACTTGTTCAATAAATGTTTGGCTAAATCCAGCACCAGCCAACGCAGAAGCCTTTTGCGCTAGAGATTTCATACCAGCCAAACGAGCCTTCATAGTGGCTAATAGTTCTTCGGCAGTTGCTTTACCAGCATCAATTAAACCTTTAAATATATCGCCAACGCTAAATGAAGTGCCTTGTGAGAAAGCATTACGCAAACGGTCAATAGATGATTTAACTATTGATAAAAGTTTTTCGTTGCCTTGTTTGGTTATTTCAGCAATTTTGGCAAGATTATCAGCATCTACTTTGGCTAAATCTTCTGCTTTTTGCTTATTAAGTTTGCCCATTGTGTCGTTAAATGTGGTTTGGGCTTTTGTAATCTTTTCTTGACCTTCTGTATTAATTTTGAGGACTTCTTCTTGATAATTTTTATCAATATCAGCCATTTTTTCTGCAAACTTGGCTCTAGCGGTAGCAATTTTGTCTTGAAAATCTTTAACAATCTTCATATAACCTTCGTTAGCCTTTTTGGTTTCAGGACTAATTCCGCCACCCTTCGTAGTTTTACCACCAGCCGCATTAGGCATATCTGGTATAGAAGGTGCTTTAAAATTCAAACCTATTGAAACTTTTTTATCTGCTAATTTATCTAAACCATCACCAAATTTACGAATATCATTTGCAGTTTTATTAACGGCTTCTGCAGGTCCTTTAAACTTATCTCCAATGCCCGGAATTTTAGATGCCGCACCAAGTAATGAACCGATAGCGCCTACCAAATAACCAACACCATTTACCACAACTTGTAACATTTTAACTATTGCTTTACGGAAAGTTTCACTAGAGTTCCAAGCAATTACAAATGCACCAACTAATAACATTACGCCAGCAACTACCAAACCAATAGGGTTAGCATTTAAAGCGGCATTTAAATTCCATTGTCCAGTTGTAAGCCCTACTTGAACGGCAGTAGCAACGGCTGAAATAGTGCTCCATGCTTTTGTTACCGCAGTTACCACTTTTACCGTTGCGTTATATGAAGCAAGTGCAACAGTTAGAGTAACAATAACCCCACCTAAAATTGCAAATGCTTTAGCGTTGCGTGAAATAAAATCTATGGCTTTGGAAAAAAATTCAACCACATTTTTCATTACTGGTAATAATGCTCCGCCTACTTTTTCAGCAATACTGCCAACTTCTTCTTTTAATATTGCTAATTGAACTTTAAAAGTTTTTGTAGCATTTACGGCTTGACCGCCAATTTTGCCTTGTAATTCGTCCATTGCTTTAGCAACGGCTTCTGATTTAGGTAAAGTTGTATCTAATGTAATACCCATTTCTTTGAAGGCTTTAGCGTTTCCTGCGCTCGCTCTTGCAAGAGTTGCTGATGCTTCTTCAAGGCTCATATTCTTTACACGAGCAAAATCAGCTGAAAGTGCTAACAAATTAGTTGCATCTGTTACGCTTCCAGTTGCTACAAGTAGTTTGTTAAAACCATTAGCCGCTTCTTCATTACCAAACCCTAATTTTTCATAACTGTCCGTAAGTTGTTCAATTTGTTTGCGATTAGTTTCTGTATTTATGCCTAAATTAGACATAGTTTGACCAAGTTTATTAAGTGCTTGTTCGCTATCGTTGGCTTCTTTTATACCTAATGCCGCAAAACCAGCAAATGCCGCACCCATAGCCAATAAACCAGCAGTAGCAATACGACTTGACTTATCTAATGCAGAAACGCCACCGCCAGCCTTAGCGGCTTTACCTTCCATTTTTTCAAGTTCACCATTTACATCTTTAAATTTAGCAATTGCTTGGTCGGCAATAGCCTTAATTTCAAATACTGCTGGTGGAAGAAAGCCTGCCATTATCTACCACCCACAGAAAGATGCTTTGCAACAATGCGTGGCGCAATAACCATAAACTTTTTAAATGCAGGTGCCATATATGGAAATCCTTTCGTTGCGCTTGTGCCACGCCAAGATGGTGGTGACCAATTACCGCCTAATTCTACCGCTCTGCCGTAAATTATAGTTGGTCCGACAATCGCTTCATATTTGCCAAAACCTGTCCTAAATTTTTCTCCACGAATAGAACGCCTTAAATTGCCAGTTCTGTTCATTGGTGGTTGACCTGATTGTGCTTTTTGTCCATCAGGTCGTCTGCCTTGTATTTCTTCTTTTGATAGTTGAATTAATGTAACCATCATTTCATCTCTGGCATTGCGTGCGCCATCATCTAGGCTTTTACCAGCCTTTTCAAGTGCGTTTCTAACTAGACGCAGATTTGATGTTATCACTTTCAACCTTTTTCATTAATGACGATATGGCTATTATCCAATCAACAAGTCCTGCTGGTTGTTCATCTACTTCCGCAGGTGTCCAACCAAACTCACTTGCACATACATAATAAAACCATTCTTCATCTGGATATGTGAACGCTTCGTGCCGTTCTCCACCTTCAAGTAGCCATCTTAATCGTTGGAGTCTGCGAAAGGGCTTTCGGCATCTTTCTCCGTTTCATCTGTTTGTGCAGTTTGCGGAAATAGAATTTTTTGTGCATCTTTAGTTGCTTCTGTTAAAGCATCATAATCAGCCATTTCTAATTCATCAAGAGAACTAATACGCACAGATGGAATTATTAAATCTAATGACCAACTCTCAATGAGAACGGCAATTAATCCATCTGTAAGTGATAGTGCTTGCATGATGCCTTCCTCAGCCTTAGAGGCATTTTGGAATATCTTTTTGCGGTCTTTAACACGCAACTCTTTTGGGTCCCGTAATACAACTTCGGCACCACTAGGTAATTTAATTGTTTGTTTTGCCATCTTTATTTCCTTCCAATCGGTTGTTGTTGCCTTCCATTATAAGGTGCTAGGGGGCTGGGAGCAGAGGAAGGCGACTGCTACGACCTGCGCCCCCTAGCACTTCTGTTTCTGAAACTTATGCGTAAGTTCCAGAAGCCTTTGCGTTCTTTAGAACCCACTTAATAGGTGCAAAACCGCCAGTTGAACCAGCATCGGTAGTGTTACCTTGTCCGTTAAGTTCTATTGTTACAGAAACAAAATCATCACCACGGTCAATAACGGCTGCGGTATAAGCACCTTTAGTAATTGTGGCTTGAATTTGAACTTCTGATGCACCAGTTCCATAGTTCCAGTTAAGAACAATGGCTGGTTGTGAGTTGCTTAGGAAGTTTGTAAGTTGTGTATCGGCATCCATAACAAACTTAATTGTGCCTGTTACTTCAAGTGCGCCAAGAAATACTTGATATGGGTTTTGTGTGTTGCTAACTCCGTAAATAGGCGTTACCGCACGCTTCATATCAATATTGCCTTCCATAGCAGTTGTTACGGAAGAACCACCGATAGTTACAGTTCCACGCCATACTGGTGTAGGCAAAACTGTGCTAAATGATGGTGTTGGGTCAGATACGGTTGAACTTGTCCAACCTGTTGATTTGGCATCAAACTCTAACATTCCATCAGCATTAAACTTCAATGAGAAATCAGAGAATTGGCAACCTGGGTATGAACGAACTCCTACTGCATAAAAATCGGTAAGAGTATATGAAATAGGTTGTGTATCTGTGCTAGATGTTAATGAGTTTTTTAATGAAATTGTGTGTGTATATGGTGCAGATGCGCCAGTAGTTGCTACTGAACCCATTACGCCAGCAATTGCATATCCAATGGTGTCCGCAAATACTGCGCCACCAAAATCAAATGTTGAACGGCTACGACCTTGAATATAGTTGTAGTTCATTACATTTGAACCACGCAACCCTGTATCGTAAAGTGGGTCATAAATATCCGCAGGTTTCAAACTATCTTTTGCAACTGGGATAAAATCTGTTGGTGCTACTGCTGTTCCTTTTGTGGCTTCTTTAGCGATACCCACATAGGAACGACTAGATGCTTGTATTGGCATTATTCACTCTCCTGCTTTGTGTCTGTTGATGGTGTTGGTTTGGTAAATGTTTTAGCACTATTAGATGCAACTACATCAACGGCACTAAAGTTTTCTGGGGCGTCAAATTCATCGCCAGAATTGACTACAACTCCAAGCGAAGGGAACACACGCTCATCTGTTCCTATGTATTTGTATTTCATTTGTTCTCCTATGCTTGTATCATCTCGGTAACATCAAACTGCAGTTCGGCAAAAGTTTCAGTTGCACCGTCATTAGTTGTTGAAGGTTCTCCGTATGTGCCATTAATTATAGGCTCTGCGCCTTGCCAAACCAAAGTGCCTGTGGTGTCACCAAAGTTATGGTCAGAACGCAATCTTGTCTTAATAGCATCAACAAGTGTATCAAAACTATTCATAGCATCTTGTGCATTACGCTCTAATGAGTGATGAAATATTTGAACAATTACATTGTAATCAACACGCTTCCAACCGTTAGTAGCACCACCAATAGCCAAGCGTGTTTCGTTTTCTGATTGAATAAATATAACCGCTTGCGCACGGCTTAATTGTCCGGGCATAGAGTTCTCTTGAAACTGAATACGCTTAGGAAAAGATGTATGAATTACATTTAAACCAGCAATAGGCGGATTTGCTAAAAATGTATAAAGCGTTTCCCGAACGCCTACACGACCTGCCATTATCGCACCCTGCGATATTTATTAACCATATCCAAAGCAAGTGCTATATCTGTTCCATAACGGCTTGCTCCATCAGATGTTCCTGCTGGTGCAGTTGTAATTTGCATAGTCATAGAACTATCTCCACGAGCCTTCAAAAAGGCGGTTGTAATAAGAATACAAGCCTGTTTAATGGCATTAGGTATATTTCCTATGGTTGAACCAGTTGTGTGGCTATAAGCAAGCGGAGAGGTCAATGGCACGGTTGTGGAACCGTATGTATAACTGCTACTTACTGTAACAGTTTCAGTATTAGAACCATCTGAAATTCTTAATATTTGATTAGGCAAAATACCCAATGGATTAGCAACTGTTATAGATGATACGCCAGCAGTTCCACTAGCAATAGCATTATTAACATAACCAGCAACATAAGTGTATAAACAATAAACTTGTTGGCGTGGTATTCCATAACCGCCAAATGCTAAAGGTCCTTGTGATGAATAACTTGTGGCTATATTTGATAAAGGAATAATTATTTGTTGTTCTTCAAACCAAGCCGTATCACAATCTGTTAGTGCAACTAAATTATTTGGGTTAGACCCATATTGAAAATTAGATAATGCCAAAATAGGCATATTGTTTGGGTGAAGTGCTATAAAACCATCATTAGTAAATCTGGTCCGTTGAGTTTCTGTGTATTGAGTTGCGTTTAAATTGGCATTAAAATATTCGTCCATATAAGAAGAAGCACGCAAAATAACATTTTGTAATTCTGCATCTTGCGCATTACCGTTTCCGCCTATAACTAAATTGTTATAATCAATAGAAGTAGGCGCATTTTTGTATTCTGCAATTGTGATGTAAGGACTTTCGTGGAAAGTATCGTGAGTTAAACCGACTGCCATTTATTCCCCATCTCTAGGCGTTTTAGAGTTATTTGTTCCGCAACGACTACATTTAGCAAACCAACTACCAAAACCACATTCTATACAAGTATAGCCAAGATTTTCATTAACACTAGGTCCCATTAAAGATGCTTCAAAAAAGCCTTCTGCTTTCATTTGTCTTGCGTGTTTTGGATTTTCAACATTAATTACACCTTTGCGGTCAGGATTATATTTATATGTGCCTCTAGGTGTTGTTACATCTACGCCACGAACTCCGCCGTCAGATGCTATTAATCTTGCCATTTTATTTTCCTTCCCTTAGATAGAGAGTGGCACAACCGCTATATGCCGTGCCACTCTCTAAAGGATTAACTAAGCAGCAACAATTCCTGAAACTGCGCCGTTCCATGCTGGAGCAGTGCAGAAGAATGTTCCACGGAAGTATGTTGAGAACTCATATGCGAACTGAGTTACAGGCCATTGAATGCCCATGTAATCCTGAACCATAAAGTTGCTCCATACATCTGAAACTTCTGTGTCTGGAATTGGAAGTGTGTAAGACACAACTGGGCTAACGCCTTGTGGCAACCATGGGTGAACAGTTAGCGGAACTAACTTACCTGTGATTTCGTTGTGTAGTCCACCGATTACTGCGCCACCTACATAATCGCCTGTATCTGTTTGTGACAGATTTAGACGGTAGTTAGCGGTTGAACCGTTCTTAATTGCATCTGAGAGTTGCTTACGGTCTGCACCGTTCAAGAAAATCTCATCTGGGTCAGCCTTAACTGCATCATACAAACGAGAGAATACAACTTGGTATTCATTTCCTGGGTTTGATGTAGAGAAAGTTGAGTTAATTGAATTGTTGTAACCTGAATTTGGACCAAGAACTGTTGGAAGAATTCCGTCATAACCAGTTGCATATGCAGATGTATCTGCTGATGCGCGAGATGCGGCAGCACCTGTGGTTGAGTAAGCGGCATTGTTTCCAGTTAGACCAGTTGCACTTGCACCTTGAATGGTGAATGTTCCTGTTCCTTTTAGAGTTCCTTGATACTTCAAGTTAGCGGCACCAGTTGCAGTTCCAACATAAATGTTGTAACCAAGTGCACCTGCTACTGCGGTTGAAACTGTAACAGTTAGAACATCACCAGATGCTACAACTTCTGAAACTTCTGTTCCAAGAATGGACTCACCGAAACCTGAACCAGAAATACCAGCATCAGCAGTTACATTGATGTAATAAGTTGTTGCGGCTAGTGCGGTTTGTGAACCAGATGCGGCTGGTGAAGCCTTTGTAAATGTAGGTGCAGAAAGTGCGCCAGAGTATCCTGATGCAGTTCCACGAGCCATAAGAAGCATTCTTTCTTCCATCAACATTGTTGCATAAAGAGTTGATGTTGAAGATAGTTGGCGCAAATCCTGATATCCCATACCAGAGAAGTTAGCGTCAAATGAAACGCTATCTGATAGTGAGTATGAGTTGTAAGGCAGGATTAAATCATCTGCGGCATAAGAAATCTTTGGACCACGCTCGTAGTTGATTGAACCAAATGCAGTTGTGGTGCTTTCTGTAATACCAGGCCATGTGTTACCAATTCCGCCAGTTCCAGTTCCTGTGTATCCAAGAATACGCTTTACACGGTGTGATGTGCCTACACCCTTTTTGCGAGGTAGTTTGTTGCGTAGTGGAGTTGGGCGAGGTGTTAGCAACTTAGATGGTGCTTCTAGGTCAAAAGCAGCAAAAGATGTGCTAAGTGGAGATGTAAGTGTGATGTCCTTTTGGATATCTTGCATCGCCAAGCGTTGTGATGCTAGAGCGTTGTTTAAAGCGCCTACTGCATCAGGTGATAGAGATTTATTTGTGGCAAGTGTTTCAAGTTGTGCTACTGCGTTACCACTTGCAGTTGCAAATGTTGCAGAACCACTCTTGATTGCCATGATTGCTGATGGGTCTGTAACAGAGTTACCAACAGCCTTGTTAAATTCTGCTGAGTATTCGTCCATGCGTGTTGCTGCTTCTTTAGCAGAACTTGCATCGGAAAATAGTTCAGTAGCCTTTGGGGCATTTAGAGCCATTTTGTTCCTTTCGTAAAGAGTTTTTACTTAATTGTTATTGCTGAGGCTTTGGCTTCAAAATCCTGAGCCAATTCCTTGTAACCACGAGCCAAATCTTTGTCTGAGGTTACGGCTGACTTTTGGCGGTATTCAGCGGCTTTAGCCAACAGTTCGCTAAGTTCTGCGATTTCTGGTTGCTTAATTGCTGAACGCTTTGGTCCACTTCCTACTGCTTTTGTTTTAGCCGTTGCTAACTCTGCTTCTAACTTATTGATTACTTCTTTATAAGCATCAATCTCGCTAATAACAGTTTCAGTTGCACTCTTTACGGCTTTTTCAATAATAGCATTTATTGTGCTATTACTTATAGCAGACTTATCCAAGTCCTCATCGGAACTGGAATCTTCATCATCATCAATTTGTGTGCCAACGGTTTCAATGGTTGGCAACGGTGTAATAGTGCTCTTTGGTGTATCGGTTGGGCTTACCATTTCGGCAGTTGATACATCATCACGACCATGAGAATTTGAAACTTCTCCACAACCGCACTCTAGGCATTTATGTTCAGCAGATTTCTTACCTTCTGCTTCTTCAACTTCTTCTTCGGCGGCTTCTGGGGAAGAACCTTCTTCGGTTTCTTCTTCTGCACTTTCACCATATTGGGCTTTTAATTCTTCATCAGAACAACCCATTTCTTTGCACATTTCTTCTGCTTCTTTATACATTTTATGTGCTTCTTTTAGGCGTTCTAATAGTTCTTCTTTTGACGGCTTCTCTGAAACCGCTTTAGCATCTTGCTCTTGTTCTTGTTCCATTTGTTCTCCTTTGACGGTTTCAGCATCAATAGTTTCAACCAGTTCCTCAACTTGAACTAAGTTATCTGCGCTATCTGATTTCGCAAGCATTAATTTAGCATTTGGATTTGCTGGTCTATCTACTAGCGAAACTTCTACAATTTGTCCATCAATAATTCTGCCATTAGCGGCTTTCTCATCACGCACTACACGAGGCGCACGAATACCAATGCTAAATCCTTTTAGCACACCAGTTTCAACTTTCTTAACACTAACTGGGTCAACAACAAGTGCAGAAATATAATGACCGTCAGAAGTTGAATTTAATTCTTTAGCAACTCCTGCCGCAATATTGCTATGTTGTTCTCTAATATTTCCGCCAGTTTTAAACCACTCTGGCATTGCCTTCTCTAACCATGCGGCATCACAAATTTGTTGGTCAATGTCTAAAGCATCATCAGTTGCTTTACCATAAACTAGCAAAGTTCCATCTTCCAGTTTTTCTTGCTTAATAATTTTTGCAAATGCACTGGTAATATCTTTAATCATTGATTTATCCTTTTTCTTTTCTCGTTCGGCTATTGAGTTAGCCCAAGTTTTGCCTGCATCGCCACCCCATAGGAGCCAAGCAATATATCCTCTTGATGGGTTAGATGCATTTCCCCAGTTCTCTCCTTTTTTATCTACTTCATGTCTAGCGAAATAACTTACCATACGATTGATGGTTTCTAACGGTAATGATTTGCCATTTGATAAATCTCTGGCACGAGCAACACCTACTTTTGTTCCACCTCGCCCAAACTCTCTGCGTAATTCTAAGCCTCGTTTGGCATTATTACGCACAGTTTGTGGTGGTGTGAAACCTTCTTCTTTCATAATCATTTTGCCAGTTTCTTTTTTGCGATACCCACCGCCACGCTTTTTATATTCACGAACTACCCAAGCGTTTGCTACTGCCGATGGATAAACATCAAATTTTTCTTTTGCCTCACGCTTAATTCTGTTATACAAATCAGTATCAGAAGGCTCGGAATTACCGCCACCTTCATTAATGCTTTCGTAATCTGGTTTATCAGCCATTTATAAAGTCCATAACAAACACATTTTGGAAGAAGATGCAGATATACACCAAATTTGTTCTCCGCCATTAAGTTCCATATTTAAAGTTGCACCGTTATTTAAGTTATAACCTTCATCTGCACCTGTTGTTGTAACACTAGCATCACCTAAATATGCTTTACTTCCGCCTTCGTTTGCTATATACAAATTTATTTTGCCATAAGTAGTTGGTGCTTCAAATAACATAATTGCCGTGTTATTAACTGTTGTGGTTTGATGACCTACTTGTGGTTGCGCCATTATTCTTCTCCCAAAATAATAGATAGTGCATCTTCGCCAATATTGCGAGTATCTACTACATATGGTGCAATATCACAAACGCAATTTGGGTGTGCAGGTGGTTCGGTATCTCCGCTTGGGAATGTTTCGTCAATACCGATAGGCGAAACATCTGCGTTCTCTTGGCATATATCACAAGGGTCAGCAACAAGCCATTGCACTAACTCTACACCACTTTCCTCGTATAACTGTCTAGATGCCGCAGTAACCGCACGGCTCATTTCGGTTTGTGTAATTGTTAATGCTCTTTCAGGGTCGTCAATAATATCTTCAATATCAACATCTCTTGGCGTTAAACCGTTTTGTAGTGCATAAGCGAGCGCAGTTCCTATACGGTCTATGCTGGTTCTATTTAAACCTTGAATAACTATGCCACGATTATCTAACAATGTGCTTAAACCTCTAGGCGGTCTAACTAATGCGGCAGCGGCTCTATTGCCAGCCTTCCAGTTATCCCAATTAATTCCTACTGCTCTTTGTAATTGTTGTTTAGTAGGTGCTTTATTTATTTTTGCTTTGGCTATGGCACTCATGCCAATATCTTCACCTAATACCCATGCCTCTGAATAAACAATACGAAATGCAGACATTAACGCTTCGCTATTTGGGCGTATGTGTGTTCTTGCCCAACTTCTTGCCTCTTCTGTGGTAATAGTGTTAGTAAATCCCATAGCATTAAAATCATCTATAACGCTATCCATATTTATTGATTGCCTAATGGCATCTCGGATTAGTTTTGCTTTTCTAGCCGCTAAACGGATTTTTGCTCCGTTTTTCTTTTTCCAAACGCCTCTCATGGCGTGCCTACGCTAAATATCGTTCGGCATACCAGCGTGCGCTATCGTAATCCTTTTCACCCACGAATTTGTTTAGCACTTCTGCATAAACTACTGGGACATCTTTAAAGTTAAATGGTCTTGTTGGTGATTTTTTTATAAATCGCAAGAATTGTTTTAACTCAGATTGTGCCTTTAATCCTTCATCGGGTTGTTCAATTTCTGGCGTATCTGGTGCATTAATAGATGGTTCGTTAGGAGTAATGCCATCTTCACCTAATCCATTAACGGCACTATCAAATGGCTTTACACCATTTTCTGTTACAAAATAAGCACCTTGTCCAGCAACAATAATTGGCATATCTGCTTCTGGTGCTTCTACTAATGGCATACCTGAGCGTGAGCGTAATTCATTAATAGTAATGCCGCCTGATTTAAGTTCAATATCTCTAGTGCGTGCAACGCTTTCTAAATCTTGACGACCACTTTCCATAAACTTAAATTCAAGTTCTCTTGGCATACCTAAAAATGTGTAAGACAAATGGCTAATCATTTTTGCTACCCATACTGCAGTTGGCATACCGCCTAATACATCTGAACTTTGTGCTTCACCAGTTTGAAAACCTGCGCCACCTAATCCGCCTTTAGGACTAAATCCAATTTCAGTTGGCATTACACCGTAATGTCCGCAAATACTATTAACCAAATAATCATCAAGAGTATCTTTAAAGCGCTCGCCATATCCATCAAACTGAATTGGTGTCATACCTGCTGGCAATAAACGAACACGCTTGCGTTGTTCAGTTTGACCTGCTAAATCGCTATTAAAAATGTTTTCATATGCACGCAATAAGTCTGGGTTATTACCAAAGTTAGCGTCAGTTGCCATTAAGAGTTCGGGTGTAACTCCGTCTGTATATTCTGCACGAAGCCATTGTTGTCTGCGCAAATAAATATCAGCCAAGGCGAGAGCACGCTCGGTTGGGGAATAGCCATAAACAGTAGTCGTTCTGCGATTTCGCACCAAATAGGCAAGTTCGTCTGAGGTAAATTCGCCATCTGCATTTTCTCCTTCTGAGGGAGCGGCAAATTCACTACGAGGAAAGCCATACAGTATTTGCTGAAAGGCAGGGTTTGGTGGAGTTGGTCGCATACCTCTATCGTCAATTAATGGTTTAATTGTTGAACCATCAAGAATTTGTAGTCCGTATAAATCTCCACCGACAGATGGTTGCGGCCATACTGCCCAAGCATCTAGCACTAATATTTCTTCAAGTGCAATATTTAACCAATCATAAAAAAGTAATCCGTTTGCCTTATCAGGTTGTTCCCAAAACTGGCGTAATCTATCAATCTCTGGAATAAATCTTTCTCTAGCAATAGTCATAGCACGAACTTGTGTGCCACCAATTTCACTAATAATTTTTTCTGCACTATCTTCGGCAAGAACAATATCCCAGTTAAGTCCTAGAATTTTTGCCTTACTTACTTCAATACATCTACGCAAAATATCAATTTGGTCTGCGGCTGCTCTAAGTGTCTTAAATGGGACTAATCTTGTTTCGGTAATATTAATATTTTGTGCAACTTGATATTCATATCTGCGTGGGTCGGGTCTGCCACTTTCAGGATTTGGTGGATTAATAGCACCAGGCACAATAGGCATGCCCGGACTAAATGGCACGGTAGGTGTAATTGGATTGCGAGGCAACGCCACAGATTGTCCATAAGTTGTGTTAGCACTCTGCTGATTACGCATTTGTGCTTCTGTCATTGCAACTGCTCCGACAGGTAAATTAGGCGCCTTCTGTAATTCGTTGGCTACTCTTTCAGCGATACGGTCAATTAGACCCACTTGTATCTCCTTTGTTTAGCCGTGGACAACTACACGATATTGATTTGAAGTTGGTGCTACTGAGAATAACAGAGTAATTGCAGAAGTGCTTGTATGTTGAACATCGCAAATAACTTCGGCGTAAGGACTTGAATTATCATAGACGGCAACTGTCACATCTTTAGTGCCAAGATTATGCGTTACAGTATAAGAAGTTGCTGAACCATCACCAACACTTGTTGAATATTTGCGAACTGCAATAGTAGTATCTAAATAGAAACCATCAGTATCTACTGTTAAACCACCACTTGCTTTTACAACACCAGTAAAGTTAGAACCAGTTAGCAATACACCGTTTGATGCAGTATAAGTTCCAGCACCACTAAATTGTGTCCAAGTAATATTTGTAGTTCCAAGTGTTACTGGTGAATTGTTTGTGCAAACCCAACCAGTATCAGCATTTACAGTTCCTTGTTCTACAAATACATATGCGCTTGGAAATTCAGAACCAGCGTCCATATCTGTTGAGCGTGTTGGTGCACCGCTTGCATTAACAGTATAAATACCATTTACTGTTTGGTCTGTTTGGTTCTTAATAAGAATACGATTGCCAGTTGCCAATGTAACGCCATCAATTGTTTGACCATTAGCAAATGCAGTAGCAAATGTGCCGTTAGTTGTAGTTGCGGCTACTACTGATGCTTTTGTATCTAAACCTTGCGCAACGCTATCTACATAACCTTTATTAGCGGCATCTGTATCTGCACTTGGTGTTCCTACGGAAGTTAATTTATAACCTGCCATTGATA